TCCACCACCACGGCTCCCCCACCTGAAACAGCACCGGCAACCCGGCGAGTTTCTGGATATAGGCAAAGGCGCGACCGACCGCCTGCAAATAGGCCATCGCGCCCGAATGGGCAGGCGAGAGCAGCGTTGAAGGCGGTACCCAGCCGGTCAGTGCCGGGTCGCCATTTTCCGCGCGCTGTTTCCAGTCATTCCAGCAATGCGCATCGAACAGTTCATAGCTCAGCGAAAAAATCAGCTCAAATCCCCGCGCCTTCGCCCGATTGGCAAAATCGAGGTGCCAGGCCCGGCACGGCGTGTTGAGCGCGCCACCTGCAAGACTGACATAATGCCCGCCTGAAACGGCATCGAGCCGGAAATAATGGCTCATCCCGACATAATGATTGATTGTCCCGCGATAGCCCAAGGCCTCAATCTGGCGCAGCATTCGTTCGGGGGTCTGGTTATAGGCATCGTCATAGCCGGTTGCCATTTTGAGGTCATGTTCGGGAAGCATCACATCGCCGGTATCGAGCATCACCCCGGCCCCATCGCAGCGGATTTGGGAAAGTTCCACCCAGCCCTCAACGCCTGCAGGAAGGTCAACGCCGACCTCTGAATAGCCCGGCGGCACCAGCGAGATGAACATCCGGTCGATATCGCCGGCAAAGACCGCATCGGCCTCGGCAGGAAGCAGAAAGCCGCCTTCGAGTGCGCTGAACGGCAGTGTCACCTGCGCCTCTTCGGGCGTACCGGAGGCGTAGTTCCACAGCCTGACATACCAGCTTTTCGGCTGGCCGACGGCATCACGCCCCTCGATCGTCAGCGTTGGCCCGTTGATCGCATCGAGCGGCAATATCCCGGACGAACGCCAGCGAAATGACAGCGTCAGCCGCCGGTAATCACGGTTGGTTTCATAGGCAAGCAGCGGGTGGTCCCACTTGTCCTCGCTCTCCCAGATCAACCCGGCGAGATCATTGCTGCGGTAGAAAACGGTATCGACACGCAGCGATTCCGGCCCTGTCGTCACCACCGACGCCATCATCGGGCGCGGGAAGTTGAGCGTCCAGAAACGCGGGTCGAAGCGCATCACGGGCTTGCTTTCCTGCCCGCGCCGCTTTTCGCAAAGCCAATAGGCCATCGCTCAATCCTCCACCCTCGCCAGTATATCACGCACTGCCCGCGCCACTTGGCGGCTGGATCGCTGGAGCGATTGTGGCGCGCTCATCCGGCCATTGTCAGAAACACGGATGGTGAGGTTGATCTGCGGGGCTGAAGCGCCACCGCCGGAGGCCTCAATGCGCCCGCTGCTGGTTGGCACGAAAAGTTCCGGGCCGCGCTCGCCCACGCGATAGGCGCGGCCGGGTGAAACCGGCCCGCCCGTCGCCCGTCCCGGCGCACCCAGGAAGCTTGAGAAGATCGAAGTGAGCGAAGTTAAGAGCCCGCCATGGCCACCCTGCCCTCCGCCGCCGCTGAAGATGCTGTCGAGCCCGGTGCGGATCGCCGCGCTTGCAATTTCGGACAGCACCGAGAGCGCAATGCGGCGCAAATCTTCAAAGCCGAATTTGCCGGTCTGCAGCGCACGGACGAGGCTACCCTCCAGCAACCTGCCCGCCCTTTCAAGGCCAGCGGCAAAGGGGCCATCAAGTTCGGCCCGCATCGCACCCACGTCGCGGGCAAAACCCTGCGTATCGGCACGGACCGAGACGACCAGCCGTTCGATTTCTTCATCCATCCGGAAACTCTTTCATCAGTTTGGAAAGCAGTGCTTCGTCGACAGCCTCTGTCTGCGGAACCATAGCCGCCAGGATCGCTGCCAGTTCAGAAGGTGTTGCGTTCCAGAAATCGTCAGGCCGCCAGCCGAGCAGCAGGGCGGTCTGGCCGGCAAGCTGGGCGGCGGTATCAGCGAAGGTCACCGCCCACCCAATATCTGCCCCAGCAAGATTTTGAGCGCAGGCGTGGCTGCCGCCAGACCGCCTGCCGCAAGGCTCTCCGAAAACGCCTCTCGCGTCAGATCGGCAGGCGCTTCGAACCGGCAATGCCAGAACAGAGCTGCCATTTCGGCCAGTTTCAACTGCCCAGCTGCTGCACGCTCGACCAGCGCAAATAGCGGCCCCAGTTCCTCCTCTGCGGCAATCAATGCTGCAAAAGTCGGGCGCAGCATGATTGCAGCATTTTCAATGCGGAGCGTCGCCTCACCGCGCGCCTTATTTGCGACGCGGCTCACAACGTCACCACCTGACCACTGCTTTCAAGCGCCAGCGTGTAGCTGCGCTCGCCGTTGAAATCGCCAGAATAATCGAGCCGCGCAACAAGGAACTTGCCGCGCATCCTCTCGCCGCTTTCGAAACTCAACTCATAATCGTCGAGCACGCCAGACAGTGCATTATTCTTGATCCGTGTTTCTGCCGCAGAGCCCGTAAACACGCCCGCACCAGATACCGAAACCGATCGCACCCCCGCACCGGACAACAGCTCTCGCCAGGCACCCGACCCCTTGTTGGTAATCACCACGGCATCGCCGTTGATGCTGAGTTGCGTGGTGCGCAACCCGGCAATGGTTGCATAGACGGGCGGCTCTGCGCCATCGCCAACTTTCAGCAAGAAGGCACTTCCCTTTTCTGCTGGCATAATTACTGTCTCCGGTTTGAGGACGACTCGATCTGGGGAGAGGAAGTCGCCATGTTGATGGTATTTTTGGCCGCTTCGGCGGCAATTGCTGCACCGTCGCCCGCGCAGCAGAGTGACGCGCCCACCGCCTGCGCGGTCGGGCAGGTGCGAGTTGCCTTTGAGGTCACTCCTGACGTTCCGCTGATCCCGCCTTTCGGCTGGTCTGAGGCGGCTATGACACAGGTGCTTGCAATCGGCGGCAGCGTTACTGAGCCGCGCGAAAAACCTGCCAATCCAGAAGGCCAGCTGCCTGGCTCAACCCCACAAAACCGCGATCCGGCACAAGCCCTGCCCGAGTGCAAGGAAGAGCCGCGCAAGAAACGCAGGCGTAAGAGCGATTATCCGATGGCCTGAAAATCCCCGTGTCGCTTGCGTGAGCGGAGGATAGGGTCAAACCGCCAGCATCCTTACCCTATAATCCACAACGCCGGCCCAGGCCCCCGCCGGATTGCGCGTTACGAATGATCGCAGGAACACGCAGCTCGCGATCCGCCAGCCGGGCAGGTCGCGCGGCAGCGCCGCCACCGCATCTTCGACATGCCCCGTCAGCTGGTGCAGCCGCGTCGCGCTTTCGCCATCGTCCCACACCGTCAGGCCAATGCGGAGTTCCCGGCCAGTTGCGGTCTTCGTGCTCCAGTCGCTGGAAAGGCCATCGCTGATTGAAATATAAGGAAAGTCCGCGCGCGGCGGCGGGCTATCGAACACTCCGGTCAGTTCCTCGGCCAGCACCGGATGCGCCTCTACCGCCGCGACCAGCGCCGACTGCACTATTTCCACAGCATCGCTCATCGCCCGAAATTCCTCAATTCAGGATTATCGATCATGCGCGCTTTCAACCGCTTGCCCGAAAGTTCAACGCCATCGGGCAATGCCTTTATCTCCACCCCCGGCGGCACCGGCCGCGCCGCCAGCCGCGCGATCACGCGCATCAGCAACCGATCGGCGCGCTTACTCGCTGCGGCCTGCAACCTCTCAAACATCTAGCGTTTCTCCTCACAGGTCAGAACCATCTGGGCCGGATTGCGCGGATCGCTCACCACGCCGCGCACAGCAAGGAAGCGCCCGCGCCAGACGAGACGGGTCTTCAGGTCGATCCCCTCGCGCTTGCGCATCGTCACCTGCCAGCGGGGCATAGCGGAAAGGCTGTCTGCGGCAGCCAAATCAGTCGGGATCAGCGGCGATACCGCAACCCAGGCCGCGCCGTCATAAGCATAAGCCCCGCTCGCCCCGCCCAGCACATCACGGTTCCCGAGGCGACGTTCGATGGTGACACGCTCCCGTAGCGTGCCCGCAAATTCGTTCATTTTGATAAACTCCAGCTAGGCCGATTTCGTTCAGGAAAGAGAGTTTTCCCCGATCAAAGCCGCATGCGCCGCCACGGTCTCAGTAGCGAAGTGATCGCTGGTGGCGGTCCATGGTCATCGGGGGCGTCGCGATGCGCATGGAAATGGGCGCTAATGCGCAACACTGCCATGCTGATCGCTTCGGGCAGATCGGCCCAGCGAGGAACCAAGCCTGCGCGGTAGGCAATGTCTGCTCGTCCTGCACTTCCGGGCTGAACAAAGCGCACCCAACCATCATGATGTTGGTTGATATCAATCTGGTAGGTGTCAGCACCCAGTGCAAAATGCGGACCGTCTGCCGGTATGCCGGTTACGCCGCTCACGCTGCGCACTGGAGTGGCAGTCAATCTTTTCCAGCTTGACGATACCGACAGTCGCTCCACAATATTGCGCTCAATCAGAAGCTGGCCCAAATAGCCCTCTGCATGCGCAATTGCCGCTGTCAGCAGCGCGCCGATGCTGGCGTCTTCTTCCTCAGTTTCAAGGCGCAAATAGGTCTTCGCCGCGTCCACCGCATCAACGGTGAGCACGACCGGGTTGATCGTTAGCATTTTGATTGTCCTGTTAAATGGTCCGCCGCCCTAACGCAGTCAGGCCTGCTTTCATTGTCACCGCTGAGGAAGCCACTTCGCTGCGAAACTGCAACTGCACCGTTCCCCCAACAGCACCTATCGCCACTAGGAAGCGTGCTGAGATCGGGATATTTGTATTGGCTGCGCGTGTGCTGCTGGTCGCACCGACCACCGCGCTGTCGGCAATCTGGTCAAATCCGTTAACACCGTTGGTCGAAACCAGATGGAAACCATGTCCGGCAATTGTGCCAGACGGAATGTCCAGTGCCAGTGCAATACCCGTTGTCGTTGCCGCCGACTGGAATATGCCAATCAGTTCGACAAGATATTTGGTGTTCGCATTGGCAGTGAAGGCTAGACCGGTAACGGGGGCAAGTGTGACTGTGTTGTTGACAACATCAGCTACAAGGGTCGTCCAGCTCCATGGATCTGAGCCACCGCCGCCAGCCTCGCTTTGCTTCGCCGCCGGTTCATGCGCGTTACTGGCGGTACCGACGGTAAGCCGCCCCTCGTCGGTGATCAGATAGACTTCGCCCTTGCGCAGCTGGCTGGCTGAAGCAGCTGCATCGATTTGTGCGCGGGTGCCGCGTTTGTGGGCTAATGATGGCATTGAATACTTCTCCTAACCCCCTCCTCTTCAGGGGAGGGGCTCAGTTGACTAGAAAGTTCCGCAGTCGACATCGCCGACAGCCAAGGTGACGAAGCCGTTTCCGGCATCCTTGGTCCAGGCCATCGACACATTCATCCGCAACACGCCATCGGTGCCGTTGGTTCCCCACAGATAGCCCGAGGTGCCTCCCGCGACGACAGCGGTCTTCTCGTCAAGGTCAGAAGCCGGAATGTTAAGCGCCGTTTTGAACGCGTTGACGCTGATCTTTCCCTCCTTTTGCCCCGTCGCCGAAGCGTCGTGCAGGATCAGATAATCTGCCGCACCATCAACGGCGGCAACCGTCGCAAGATCATCGATCGGCGGGACAATTGGCAATTTGGACGTGGCACCGGTCGCCACATGCAGCGTTCCGCGATCGGTGGTGAAATGCGCTTCGCCTGCCAGCATCGATGCGGAGGGCAGGTTGGCCTTCAGGCCGCGTTTCAGTTGTATTCTGGGCATCTGCTATCCTTTTGAGTGTGCAAGGGGTTCTCGCAGAGACGCGGAGATCACGCAGAGAGCGCAGAGGCTGTTACAATTCCTCGTTATCTTGAACTTGTTTCAAGATGACGCACTGCCGCTACTGGTTAGCCCGAAACAAGTTCGCGATCACAAGATCGGGAAACAAAAAACTCTGCGATCTCTGCGTGATCTTTGCGTCTCTGCGAGAACCAAAAAATTCAATTGAATGTACCGCCGTCGATTACTTCGGCCACAGGCCCTTGCGGCCCTTCCGGACCAGCCGGGCCCGGCGGACCGATCAGGGTTGGCACCGGCGAAGGCGGATTTGCTGCGGCAATTGCCGCAATGCTATCATCCGGCCCCCGCCAGCGCATAACGATGTCAGATGCGGCCTGCCGCCATGTCAGCAGCATCATGG